ATGAATAACTATATTTACAGCGCTGCTTTAAACATGATTTGCGCTACGGCGCTGAAAACCGATTATGAAAAGGCCGGAACATGGCCTGATGATGGCCTGCCGCTTGACGACGAAACAGCAAAGGAATTCATGGGGGCTGCGCCGCTGGGGAAAGTATTATCAGCGGGCGAAAACAGTCTGCCAGTTTGGGCCGATGCCCCGCCTCTGACGGAAGATGAAGCCTTAGCGCAAGCTGAGCAGCGAAAAGCCAGTCTGCTGAATGTTGCACAGGAAACAATCAGCATCTGGCAAACAAAACTGCTGTTAAGCCGTATAAGTGATGAAGAAAAAGCGCAGCTAAATGCCTGGCTGGACTATATTGACGCCCTCAACATGATAGACATTTCCGCTGCGCCTTCTGTCAGCTGGCCGGTAGCGCCGGCCAGTTAATGTCCGGGGCTGCTGATATGTCGATGCGACTTAAAAGCACCCGGAATTTTTTCCAGGCATTCAACTGAGAGATCTCTTCATCAGTAGCCATTTCCAAATCAAGCGCATCCTGCAGCGGCGCAATTGTCGAATCGGCCAGTTTACGGTTAGCAGCTCGCTTTGCCTCTGCCATCAACATTTGCTCATGATGACTTATCGCCGGTGCATCCACCCATACCGGCAATTCATCTACAGATCCGAGAACCTTGCCCTGAGGAGGCGGCCCGGAGTAAAGCGCGTGCTCGGCATCTGATATCTCCTTTGCATCTTCGGGCCATGTTCCCGCAATGTCATAGGATGCTTTGATGTTGGCATCATAAAATCCTAACTCTTTTGCCGTGAAAAAATAGCTCATATCAATACCCCAGCGCTATGAAGGTGCAGGTCACTCCTGCGCCTACTGGTTGTGTTATAGATGCAGATCCAAGTGAATATCCGCGAAACGTGAAACCTGTGCGCGAGACTGCGCTTGCTGAAAAAAATACCGGCGCATTGCCGGAGTTATAAACAGGCAAGACTGCTACACAGTTGGCCGGGAAAGCAGCTGAAAACGTAACGTAGTTATCGGGACCGGCACCCGTAGTCATGGCTCCGTATCTGATTATCAGTTTATTCGGAAATGAAAAAGCAGTGTCTCTAAAGCCAAAGCTGTTCATGTCCGGTATCTGGTTCTCAGCCGTTCCGATCGCACGCTTTGCTGCTTCGCCCAAACCGAGGTTAACGGGAAAGAAACCCCTGGCCCTGAAGCAGCAGCCGCTGGCACACTCACCGGCATTTTGCAGGGGTTAACGGTGCTGATTGGCTATATCAGGGTGTCAACAAATGACCAGAACACGGATTTGCAGCGCAATGCGCTCATGAGTGCAGATTGTGAGCTGATTTTCGAGGATAAAATAAGCGGAAAGACGCGGGACAGGCCTGGCCTGAAAAAAGCGCTGCGGACGCTGAAGCCGGGCGACACGCTGGTCGTCTGGAAGCTCGACCGGCTCGGGCGCAGCATGCGACATCTCGTTATGCTCACCGAAGAACTGCGCGAGCGCGGCGTCGGGTTCCGCAGCCTGACGGACAGCATCGACACCGGCACGGCGATGGGGCGCTTTTTCTTTCACGTAATGGGCGCGCTTGCTGAAATGGAGCGCGAGCTGATCGTCGAGCGCACCCGCGCCGGGCTGGCCGCCGCGCGGGAAAAGGGGCGCATCGGCGGCAGGCGCCGGGTAATGACGCCTGAAATAATCGGACGCGCCGAGAGAATGCTGGCGAACGGCGCCACGCTGCAGCAGATTGCCCTGGTGCTTGAGGTGTCCGTTAAGACGCTTTACCGGTACATACCGGCAGGCCGGCAGCGGGAGATTATAAATCTGTCTGCTGACGGCTCAGCAAACCCCCTTCAGATGCAGCGCCCCGGCTGACCTGACACCCTGAGCACACCTTTTATCAGGAGCGCATCAGAATGGCTGATTATCATCACGGTGTCCGCGTCGTCGAAATCAACGACGGCACGCGCACCATCTCCACCGTATCAACCGCTATCGTTGGTATGGTCTGCACCGCTCAGGATGCGGACGCGACCGCGTTTCCGCTGAACACGCCGGTGCTGATCACCAACGTGCAGGACGCCATCGGCAAAGCGGGCAAAAAAGGCACGCTCGCCGCCGCGCTCCAGGCCATCGCCGATCAGTCAAAGCCCGTCACGGTCGTGGTGCGCGTGGCCGAAGGCGCCGACGAGGCCGAAACCATTTCCAGCATCATCGGCGGCACGGACGAAAACGGGCAGTACACCGGCATGAAGGCGCTGCTCGCCTCGCAGACGCAGCTCGACGTGAAGCCGCGCATCCTCGGCGTGCCGGGGCTGGATTCACTGGAGGTGGCAACCGCGCTCGCGGCCGTTGCGCAGCAGCTGCGCGCCTTCGCCTACGTGTCGGCGTGGGGATGTAAAACCATCTCCGAGGCCCGGCTGTACCGTCAGAACTTCAGCCAGCGCGAAATCATGGTTATCTGGCCTGACTTCCTCGCGTGGAATACCTCAGCAAACAAGTCTGACGTGGCTTACGCAACCGCCCGCGCGCTGGGCCTGCGCGCCAAGATCGACAACGACACGGGCTGGCATAAAACCCTGTCAAACGTCGGCGTAAACGGCGTGACCGGCATCTCCGCGTCGGTGTTCTGGGATTTGCAGCAGACCGGCACCGACGCCGACCTGCTCAACGAGGCGGACGTCACCACGCTTATCCGCAAAGACGGCTTTCGCTTCTGGGGCAACCGCACCTGCAGCGACGATCCGCTTTTCCAGTTTGAGAACTACACCCGCACGGCGCAGGTGCTGGCCGACACGATGGCCGAGGCGCATATGTGGGCGGTTGATAAGCCGCTGACGCCGGTACTCGTTAAGGAAATTATTGCGGGCATTAACGCCAAATTTCGCGAGCTGGTCAGCGCCGGCTATCTGATCGGCGCGTCCGCCTGGTATGACGAAAGCGCCAACGATAAAGAGTCCCTGAAGGCGGGCAAGCTCTTTATTGATTACGACTATACGCCGGTGCCGCCGCTGGAAGATTTAACCCTGCGCCAGCGCATCACCGACAAATATCTGGCGAACTTCGCCGCATCCGTAAACAGCTGAGGAGCCGGATAAATGGCACTGCCACGCAAACTGAAGGGCATGAACCTTTTCAACGACGCCAACAGCTATCAGGGCGTTGTAACCTCCGTCACCCTGCCAAAGCTGGCGCGCAAGCTCGACCCGTTCCGCGCCGGCGGCATGAGCGGCGCCGCGCACATTGACAACGGGCTGGAAGACGACGCGCTGGACATGGAATGGAGCATCGGCGGTATTGACGAGCTGATCCTCTCGCAGTGGGGCGCGTCCGCCGTGCCGCTGCGCTTTACCGGCTCCTACCAGCGCGACGACACCGGCGAGGAAATCGCGGTCGAGGTTGAGGTGCGCGGTAAACACCAGAGCTTTGACTTTGGTGAAGCCAAACCGGGCGAGGACACCGAAATCAAAATCACCAGTAAAAACACCTACTACAAGCTGACGTATAACGGCAAAGAGCTGATTGAGATCGACACCGTGAACATGATCGAGAAGGTCAACGGCACGGACCGGCTTGAGCAGCGCCGCAAAAACATCGGCCTGGTATAACCCGCACGCCAGCGCCGGACCGGCGCCGGCCTTAACTGACCACAGTGAACAGAGAGCAAAGAAACATGGATAAGAGCGAAAACATCATCGTACTGGGCGCGCCGGTAACGCGCGGCGACACCCAAATCGGCAAGGTGGAACTGATTAAGCCGAACGCCGGCGCGCTGCGCGGCGTGCGCCTCGCCGACCTTGCCGCCTCGGACGTGGACGCGCTGCTGGCCGTGCTGCCCCGCATCACCGTACCGTCGCTGACCAAAGCCGAGTGCTGCAGTCTTGATCCGGCCGACCTGATTGCGCTCGCGGGCGTGGTAATCGGTTTTTTGTCTCCGAAGCCGGAAGAGTAGACTGGCCGCCCGGCCTGACGGTTAACGACCTGATGGCCGACATTGCCACGATATTCCACTGGCAGCCCTCCGAGATGTACGACATGCCGCTGGCCGAAGTAGTGGACTGGCGGCATAAAGCCATGATCCGCAGCGGAGCAACCCCGGATGAGCAATAACCTCAGACTGCAGGTGATGCTGAAAGCGGTAGACCAGGCGACCCGCCCGTTTAAAGCCGTTCAGAACGAAACCCGCAGGCTATCAGGCGGCATTACCGACACGCAGGAAACGCTCAGAAAGCTGGACGCGCAGGCGTCCCGGATTGAAGGTTTCCGGCGCACAAGCGGCCAGCTTGCCGTTACTGAACAGAAGCTGAAGAAGGCGCAGCAGGAGGCCGCTGCGTTAGGCGTGGCCTTCAGCAATACCGCCCGGCCAACGGCGGCGCAGGCCCGCGAGCTGGAAAAGGCCCGCCAGGCGGCCGCCGCGCTGCAGGTGAAATCAAACAGCCTGCGCCTGTCGGTGCAGCAGCAGCGCGACGCGCTGAGCGCCGCCGGCATATCAACCCGCCGCCTGAGCAGCGAGCAGAAGCGCCTGAAAGACGAGGCCGCGCAGGCAACCCTGAGCCTGAGCCGGCAAAAGCAGGAGCTGCAGCGCCTGAATCAGCAGCAGGAGCGGCTGAACCGCGTGAGCGAACGATACCGGCGCGGGCAGGAGCTGTCGGCGAAGGTGCGCAACGGCGGCGCCGCTGCGTTTGCAGGCGGGAGCGCCGCGCTCTACGCCGGCAGCCGGCTGATGGCGCCGGAGGTGCATTCGCAGCAGAGCGGGGCGCTTATCGCGGCGCGCCAGGGCGAAAGCGCAGAGAAGGGCGGGCAGTACGCCGCAGCCATTCAGCGCATCAGCGCCTCGGGCGTGAGCAGCGACATTGAAAAAATCACCGAGGCCGTGTCGGCGGTGCGCAGCACGCTCGGCACGCTCGGCGACGTGGGCGCAGCGGAGCTGGACCGTATCACCCGCAAGGCGCTGGATATGCAGACCGCCTTTGGCACCGACACGGCGGAAAGCATCCAGATTGCCGCGATCATGATGAAAAACAATCTCGCGGGCAGCAGCGACGAGGCGCTGGATTTAATCGTGTCCGGGATGCAGCGCGTGTCGGCTGAGATGCGCGGCGAGATGCCGGAAATCCTGCACGAATATTCAACGCACTTTCGCAACATGGGCTTTACGGGCGCCGAGGCGATGTCGCTGCTCGTTGATATGTCGAAGCAGGGCAAGTTTGCCCTGGACAAAACCGGGGATGCGATCAAGGAGTTCAGCATACGCGGCTCGGATATGTCGAAAAACAGCGTCATGGCCTATGAGCAAATCGGGCTGAACGCCCTGAAGATGTCGCGCGCAATTGCCTCGGGCGGCAGCAAGGCCCGCGAGGCCATGCAGAAAACCGCAAAGGGGCTGCTGGCCGTCAAAGACCCGGCCGAGCGGGCAAGCCTCGCTATTTCCCTGTTCGGCACGCCGGCGGAAGATTTATCCATTGACCAGATACCGGCGTTTCTGGGCGCGCTGGCCGGAATGAAAGACAGGCTCGGCGACGTGAGCGGCGCGGCTGAGAGCATGGGAAACACGCTGCGCGATAATCTGTCGGGTGATATTGCCTGCCTGAAAGGGGAGTTTGAGGGGCTGCGCTTTAACGCCTTTAAAGACACCGACTCAGACCTGCGCGCCCTGACGCAGACCGCGACGCGCTGGCTGGAAAAACTCAGAGCCTGGACGGACGCAAATCCGGCCCTTACCACAAAACTGGTGATTCTGGCCGGGGCCGTGGCGGGGCTGACGACCGTGCTCGGCGGCGTGGGGTTGATTGTCTGGCCGGTGATGGCGGGCCTCAACGCGCTCATAGCCGGTGCAGGGTTGCTCGGCGCGGGCTTCAGCATGGCCGGCGGCACCATCGTGACGGCGCTCGGCGCGATTACGCTTCCGGTGATGGCGGTAGCGGCGGCGATTGTGGCCGGCGCGCTGCTGGTCCGTAAGTATTGGGAACCCATCAGCGCCTTTATCAAAGGTTTTGCGGAGGGGGTTGTCGCGGCGATGGGGCCGATTGGCGACGCCTTCGGCGCGCTTACGCCGCTGTTTTCCGCCGTCGGGGGCAAGGTCAAGTCGCTGTGGGAGTGGTTCGGCAGGTTGCTGGAGCCGGTGAAATCCACGCAGACCGGGCTTGCCGCCGCCGGTGATATGGGTAAAAAGTTCGGCAGCATGCTCGCTGACGCGCTGAAAATACCCGGTGAAGCCCTCAACCAGCTGCGCGGCGGCATAGATTGGGTGCTGGAAAAGCTCGGCATTATCGACACGAAATCAGACGGGCTGAAAGATAAAGTGCCGTCGCCCGACCTGCTGGCGACCGGCGGCGCCGGCGCCGATACCGGCGGGCTGCAGTACAGTCTGGCGACCGGCGGCGCACCTTACCGCCCGGTGTCCTCGCCGGGGGCGGGCGGCGGCTTTACCGACCGCAGCCAGAATACCTATCAGTACACGCTTCAGATGCATGAAGGCATGACAAAAGACGACGCGCTGGCGCTGATGTCGCAGCATCAGGCGCGGGAGCAGCGCAACCGGCAGGCGCAGAACCGCAGCAAAATGGGATGGGAGGAATAACCGATGATGATGATCTACGGCATGATGCCGTTCATGCGCCAGACGCTGCCTTACGGCGAGCTGCAGCAGAACATCGACTACCGCTGGCCCACAAACAGCCGCTTTGGCCTGCGCCCGGCGGCGCAGTTTATCGGGCCGGGCGATGAAAAAATCACGCTGTCCGGGGAGCTGCGCCCCGAAATAACGGGCGGCGCGGTTTCCCTGACAACGGTGCGGCTGCTTGCCGATCAGGGCATGGCGTGGCCGCTTATTGGCGGCAGCGGCATGATTTACGGCATGTACGTTGTTGAGAGCATCGCGAACACGCACAGCGAATTTTTCCCGAACGGCACGGCCAGCAAAATTACGTTCACGCTGAACCTGAAGCGCGTTGATGAATCACTAACCGCCATGTTCGGCGACCTTAAGCAGCAGGCCGGCGGGCTTATCAGCGGCGCCGGCAACCTGCCGGGCCAGCTTTCTTCTGCGATTAACAGCGTGAAATCAGCGGCCGGCAGCCTTCTGTCGGGTGCGGGAGGGGTTTCACTATGACCGGCATCAGCAGCCTGCCCGTGCAGATGGGCGCCCGGCTCGCGCCTGACTTTCAGCTCCGGGTGAACGCAAAGGATATAACGACCAGCATCAGGGACCGGCTGATCTCGCTCACGCTGACAGATAACCGGGGCTTTGAGGCCGATCAGCTGGATATCGAGCTAGACGACGCCGACGGACAGCTGGCAATGCCCGCGCGCGGCGCGGAGGTGTCGCTGTTTCTCGGCTGGAAAGGGCAGGCGCTCACGGGCAAGGGCACTTTCACGGTGGATGAAGTGGAGCATCACGGTGCGCCGGACACCATGACCATCCGCGCCCGCAGCGCCGATTTTCGCGGCTCGCTGAACTCACGCCGCGAGGTGTCCTATCACGACACCACGCTCGGGCAAATCGTGTCGCAGATAGCCGCGCGCAACAAGCTGGAGCCGATGCTGGCCGACGGCTTTGCCGGGATTGCCGTGGCGCACCTTGACCAGACGCAGGAAACCGACGCCAAATTTCTGACGCGGCTTGCCACGCTGTACGGCGCCGTGGCGGCCATCAAGGCCGGCAGGCTGCTGTTTATCAGGCCGGGCGGCGGCGTTACCGCCGGCGGTAAGCCCATTCCGCAGGTGACAATTACCCGCCAGGACGGCGACCGGCACACCTTCAGCATTGCTGACCGTGGCGCCTACACGGGCGTATCGGCCAGCTGGCTGCACACCAAAGACCCGAAGCCAAAAAAGGTGAAGCTGCAGCGAAAGAAAAAGCCGGAAATTCACTACGGCTTTCACCATCCTGAAGCGAAAAAGAAAAAGGTGGTTAAGGCAAAGGCGCCTGAAGCCCGGCAGGGGGATTATCTGGCCGGGAGCCAGGACAACGTGTTTACGCTGACGACGGTGTTCTCCAGCCAGGCGTCTGCGATGCACGCCGCAAAAGCCAAATGGGAGAAGCTGCAGCGCGGCGTCGCTGAGTTCTCGCTCACGCTGGCAAGGGGCCGCGCCGACCTGTACCCGGAAACGCCGGTGAAGGTCAGCGGGTTTAAGTCGGTGATTGATGCGCAGCCGTGGCTGATCAGTAAGGTCACGCACAGCCTAAATGACAGTGGCTACACGACACAGCTGGAGTTTGAGGTGTTGTTATCAGATGTAGAGTACACAGCTGATTGATTAGCTTAAGGTGAATAAATATAAAATAAATTGCTTTTTAATTAGGCTTGGGCTAAATAGAGTGCAACTGTAAAGGAGAGTACAACATGATGCATTGCCCGAAATGCCAAACCGCCGCCCATGCTAAAAGCAGCCGCTACATTTCCAGAGAAACAAAGGAGCGGTATCACCAGTGCCAGAACATTAACTGCAGTTGTACTTTTAAAACTCATGAAAGCATTGCAGGGATCATCGTTGAGCCTGGACAGATAAACCGTGTGCAAATTTATACACAACACGAAAATCAGCCAAATTTATTTCATTAA